AATTATCATTCAACTCCTCAATGATTGCTTCACCGCAGACCAAACATTATCACCATTTATATAAAAATCAGTAAACATTTCCCCAACTGCTCTAGCCACATCTCCCCAATTTAAATCATGACCGAATATTATACCTTCTTTTTGTACTTTTGGTGCCCATAATTCAATATCACGTTTCACAGTTTCGTAAGTATGATCAGCATCAATAAATATAAAATCTAAAGATTCATCCTCAAAATGTGCATGAGCCTCATCAGTTCGTTCTTCATATATTTTGACTCTAGATGAATATTTCTGCAATTCATCAAAAACTATTTCTTTCCGTTTTTTTAATGAATTTTCATGTTCGTATGTTTCTAATTTATTATCATCCTGTAATTCCCAAATATCAACACCATACATAAACAAATCTTCATTTTCATTCAATAAATTGAAAAGTGTTTCTCCTTCAGACACACCCAATTCACAGCCTGTTTTAAAATCAAACGCTTTAATATAAGCAGTAAGAACTTCCCACCTATCAACGTGTATGAACCCTGACTTAAATGGATAAGTAAGATATATTTTCTTTTCTAATATTTCTTTAAAAGGTATTTTTCTGGCAAGTACATCCCTATCATCCACAAGCATATCAAAAAACGATCTTTTTATGTGTTCATCAATTTCTTTTTCGGGGTATCCATTATCCATTAACCAATCTTCAATATTACTTAATTCCTCTAATGGTATGAGTTTGGGAAACCCATACTTATCTCCTGAGGGAGGATCCACCATAACCTTATGGTTTTTCATCATATAATATTGCTCACTGTCAAATGTCATATTTTATTTTTCATTATCAATGTTAAATATACCCCATTTTGCTATAAAATAAGAATCCACAATATCCGAAAGAGGGTTGGGAATTGTTAGGGGGGCACTGTGGGGGGCGTAGGGCGGTGAAGCGTCTTCAAGGAAACGCATATCAGTTTCTTTTACAAAAGTTTCATACATATCTACTTTACTGGCATTACCCTTTCCAGTAGCAAATTTCTTAATTGATGTAGGGGCAATTGTTGTAAAGGGGATTTTTGCTTCCCATAATTTATATTTTAATAGCCCCATATTTTCGGCAATATTAAATACTCGACCAACAGAACCATATGAATAATCTTCCATGACTACATGGTCACAATGCTGTAATAATTGTATTGCCCAAGTAGAAATCATATCATATCTATCCGTTTCACTTAAATAATTTTCAAATGGAGGGTAGGGTATAAAATTACTTAAATTTTCATCTGTGGTCCACCTCCACCTCCGTTTTTTATCATTAGATATAAAATGATAAGTACACATATTAAAGTCAAACCGTCTATCATTTTGTTCCTCGCATATACATATAGCTGGTGAATTGAGAGAATAATCTATACCAGATATTTTGCGCATTACACCTAATCCCAATTATCATCATATTCATCATTATCTATTTCTATTATTACTCCACAAAACGGGCAATACATAGGACTATTTGATACATTATCTTCATCAAATTTTAATTTGTATGGCGATCCACACGCATAACAATCCATATCCTCATTTATTATATCATTTTCTAAATCATCTTCCATAATTTTTTTATCCATTAAACTTCACAGGCTCCAGCTACACACGCCAATTCTTGAGAAGAGATAGTAAAATCTTTTTGTTCGTAATCTGATAATTTATCCCATTCAACATTTTTAGGCATGATTTTTAACATTTCTTGATATTCTTCCTTAGTACAATCTTGATATGGTGCTTGCCTATAAGAATGTTCACTAAAAGGTAGAAAAGAAATTCCAGAAATATCATCAAAATTTTCATATACCCAGGCGCCCACAGAAAACCATTCATCTTCTTTAACAGATATTGTAATACTTGGTTTATGCTCACACCAATGTTCAGCATAAATTTTCCATATTTTTAAATGGTCTAAAGCTGATAAATCTTTTCTAAAAACTGTTGATGTTGGCGATTTCATTGGAAATGAAAATACAGTAGTATGAGCTGGTTTAGTTACATCCTCCTCATTTGGGAATCCCTCATCTTTCATCATTTTACAAAGAGGATCTTTATTATCTGACCTAACTGTCCTAATAAAATATGGAGAATGTCTGGCGTGTATACCAGAAGCCGAATCAACAAGCTGGGAAACCGTACCACTAGGTTTTACACACGTAATAGCAGCTGATCTATTGATTCCCAATGCTTTTGAATAAAGTTTATTTGTTTCAACGGCCGTATTTCTGAGATTTTCTAATAGTTCTTCAATGCCCTTCTTTTTACCATTTGTAAGATTATTGTCCATTATTCCGGTAAGAGAAACTCCCAATAATCGTTCTTCATCGCAATTTCTTTCCCATTTTTTTGACAAATATCTGAAATTGGTAAGAGTTGATTGAAAGGTGCCAAGGATAGTCGCATTTCGCACTTTCTTTTGTAAAGATCCGAGATCATCATCGGGTCGGACGACAACTTCCGTAAGGTTACAGAATTCTCTTGACCGTAAAATGATTTCGCTGCATGGATTTGTACCAAAATCTGATCGTGCCAATCTTCGTTGAATGTATGAGCCATTACTATCCTTTTCTCTTGTGTTTAAAAGTGCCACTTGTTTCTCGGCTGCTTTAGAATTATATATACCCCTTTCACCAGATTTTGAATCATATAATGATAACCATTCTCTTAAAATTGTTCCTATATCTGGTTTATCATGATAATTTGCGGAATTATTTGCCAATGCTCGGTGTACAGCTGTTTCCCACCAATTACCAGATTTTGATTGTCTCATTTCTCTGTCACGTAGATCGGATAATGAAATAAGAGCTGATCTCCGTACACCACCAACCACTACAATTTCCGCTGTTTTACATACAATATCATGACATTCAATTGGTCTAAGTTTTCTTCCAGCTGCAGTTTTAAATGTTTGTATTGAAAATTTAAACAAATCTTCAAGAGGTCCTGGACCAGAAGCGCGACCTCCAAATGTTTTTAAAGGTGCTCCGGCTTCACGAACCCTACTCAAATCCCATTGAGGAACCTGACCCACCCAGAGTAAATTAAGTAATTCTTTAAATGCCTTAGCCCAACCTAATTTAGAATCTGTTACGATAATAGTTGTTTCAGTATCATAAAATATATCGGCAATACTGGGCAAATTATTAACATATTCTTCTTCAACAGAAAATCCTATTCCAGTGCCATTCATCAATATATAAAGAATTTCATCGAAAGACCTCGGGTGCTCTACTTTTATATATGCGCAATTATATCCAGCAACATTTTCTTTTTGTAATGCCTCACCAGCTGTCATTAAACATCTCATAGATGGCATAATTTTCAAATTTACTACATAAGATTCAAGTTCTATTCGTTCATTTTTTTGTAATATATAATTACAACGTTCCTTTAAATGGCGTTCAAAAAAATCAAAATATCTTTTAACTGTTTCTTCCCATGTTTCTCTTCTTTTATTTTCATAATCCCAACGTGCATAACGTGAAAGGTGTATAAACTTCATGTATTCAGTCATCATTTGGTCGACCATTCAACATTCTCCTTTATAAGTTGTCAATTTTTTCTAAAAATTCTGTTTCTTCTCGTCCTGATAATCGGTTAGTCGCGACAATATTATTGAGATTGTCTTTTATAATCTCCATTTCCTGTTTTGAAAATGTTACGCTATTCAAAACATAATCTTCAAACGCTTCACAACATAATGGAAATGTTGGTTTCACCAATTCATACATAGCATTTGCATAATCTTGTATTTCTTGTTGCGCATGTTTATCACCTCTCAATTTAACTACATGAAAAAAATTATGAAGGTCTATTTTCCATATAACTTCAGTATAATTCGAAACAGGAAGTACGATTCTAGCCAGCTCTCTTGTCAAATCTTCTCTCAATAAATTTTGGTATGAAATTGTCGCATTGTCAAAAATTCTATTCATTTCAAAATGAATTAATCCCTTGGTTTCTATTATTTCGTCTCGCCCCTGTTTATTTGTTTCCGATTGTTTTTGTAAATAATCTCCCTCTGGCAGGTAAAATTCATCACTCATTACAGAATAACGACCCGAATACTCATTAAGATTTGCCGTCCTATGGCGAACTAGCTGACGCATTACAAAAATTGGGAGTTTTAAATGGAACTTGACTTCACACATTTCAAATGGTGATGTGTGTTTGTGTCTCATTAAATAACGAATAAGGTTTCTTGTCTGACTGACTTTTCGGGTACCTTCTCCGTAACTGATTCGGGCGGCATTTTCTACTTCTTCATCATTACCCATTACATCTAGTAATTTTACAAATCCATGCTCATGGATTGTACGAGTACCATAATTCACTAATTGTGTTTTTTCCATAATGACATTCTCGCTTGTGCATTTAAACCATTAAATGTATTATTATTAATCATATTCAAAACATTATCTTTAGAGATACCAGAAAGTATCATATCGTTAATATCTTTTTGTTGACATGTATCAGGCCAAATACAAACCTTTAATCCTTTATCAATGATGGAATGCATTTTTTTGGTTATTTCACGATTCCGAGGTTCATTGTCATATATTATGATACTGTTTTCTTTATCAATATTTGTTACTAAATCTGAACCCGCACACGCCAAAGAATTTGGAAGAAATAGAGAATCAAAAGGACCTTCGACAATATATGTAGTCTTTTTAGAATCCCAGCGGTCGAGCCCAAAAATCTTTGAATTGTCTATTTTTGTCTTAACTGTAATATATCTTAATTCTGAATTGTCTAGGGATCGTCCCTGTGCGGCCATTAATACTCTATTTTCATCAAAAAATGGTATAACTATTCTTTTGTCATTTTTATATAATGAATCATATTTTTCTTCAGAAATTGTATTTACCCATTCCCGAAAATCTTCACAATAGTATATATCATTATAGAATTCTTCGGGAATTTTTCTATTAGAAATATATTCTCTAGCATAGTGATCTGGATCTAAGTCTGATATGCTAGGTAATTCAATTTCTGTTTTCTTGGGTTTGAATTTAGGAGGGGTAAATTTAATAGTTTTTTCTTGTGATGTTGGTGTATGAGTTTTACCTTCAGAATATTGTTCCATTATATATTGATTATGAAGGTGTGGATCAATTATTTTTATAAAATTTCCCACACTCATTCCAGCGCCACAATTATGACATTTTACAAATAAACTATTCTTTTTTTGATAAAAATATAATCGAGCTTTATTTTTATTTTTTTGGGAATCTCCGCAAAGAGGACACCGAGAATTCCATAAAAACTCTCGTACCCGTTTAAATTTACCTAAACGAGGACTGAGTAACATTATATATTTTTGATCGATATAAGTAGACACAAACACATTATATAAAAGGTGGGGGTTTATCCGGCAGAATTGAACAAATTAATAATAACATCTTCGTCTAATTTGTATTTTTTTCCCAATTCATAACAGGGCATCATATCTCTACTACCCTTGCTTTTAATACTCACAGCCAATTTGAAGACTTTCATCTCTTCTTCTGTTACGTTTTTTGTTCTCATAACTTAATTAGCTCTACCATAACGGAGATATAACATTGCTCCGGTTTGACTGTTTTTTAAAATAATAGGCGCTTTTGGATTATTTCTGCCATATTGACGTATTGATTCACCAGTATCATCATTTCCTACATATTTTTCATATCTAAGATATTTTCGTTTTCCCATACGACAAAGTTCAAAATGAGTGGGGTTAACATCAAACACATTAATACCAGCAAAGGAATCAGAATTTTCACTAACTAACCACTTTTTTCGTTTTTTTCTACGTGCACCTGGTTCACTTTGGTCACTACCTAATTTAGAAGTTGTGTCAGCCCCAATACCGGCAACACCTGACACACCCGTTTCTTCATTATTTTTAAGTTTATATTTTCTTCCTTCACCAAAAGCTTTTATATCTCTTGCCTGCCGTGGCATCTTTTTAGATTTATATCCTGGTCCGAATAGACTTTTAAAAGCGGGAGAATCTTTTAATTTATTAATCTTCCCTCCCTTCTTTTTAAATGCCAACATTGCTTGCTGAAAGGTTTGTTCAGCGTCTGCTGATCTATCTTCATCAACTTCTTTTTTTCTTTTTGGTAGCCCTTTATGTTTTGTACTAGCAAAATCTTCTACATCTTCTGGATCCATTTCCTTTGCTGCTTTTTCTGCTTCAGGTGAACCAGACGCCTTTCCTTTTTGGATCGATCTTACAATCCCCATAAATTTTTGTTGTTGTTGACTTACTGCTTTTTCTGATACATATTCTTCTGTTTTAAGTCTAGGCCATCCTCCCTTTTTGAAAGATTTTTCAAATGCTAATTGTGCTTTCTTTAAATCCTTTTTCTTGACAACTATCCCATTATTTTTCAATTCCCATTTTATTCCTGCATCATCTAATGCCATTTTTGCTTGTAGTTCCTGACTTTCACTAATCTCAACGTCTTCTTTCAACACCTTTGGTATTTCGTTTTCTGGAGTTATCGCCCATCCCATTACCTTTTCATCTGCTGTATTATTTTTTGGCTTCTTTAGTCTTCCACCAATCTCATCTACAGACATACCTTTCCATCTTTTATTTTTCTGTGCGGAATCTGCTCTAAAATATGTTCTATCACCATTCTTATATTCTTGATGATAAACTGCTCCCACTTCCCACGTTTCATCCAGTTCAACTTCCTCATGTTGGTTCAAAGGGACACCATAATCTTTATTCAAAATTAATCTAGCATTCATCGAAATAAAAGGAATATCCGCTTTAACAAGTTGTGTCAATGCTTCTTTATCTTTTGCAAGTTGTTTTACTATTTTCTCTAATTCTACATTTTGACCTAAACTAAGTCTTTTACCTCTTAATGATTCATATTTCTTTTTCATGGCATCTATCATGTCAGATGAAAATTTTGCTTCATTAAATTCAACTTCTTCTTTTCTACCGTACGCCTTGAGGTCGTCATACCTTTTCATTTTCTTCTTTTTTCTATAATCCTGTATATCTTTAGCCATTTTCTCATCTTCTTTGCCCCTAGAAGCTGATACCTTGTAACCACGATATTTTTGTGAACCAGTAGCCGGAGACGGCGGTTGTTTTTCTACTTTTCCACCCGATTTCTTATACTTATATTTTGCAAGTGCCATTTTGATCATATCTTTTCGTGATGCTGCTTCTCTTACTTCTATATCGGGGTTTTCTGTCTCTGGATTATAGACATATGTTTTAATTTTTAATTGAGGAAATTGTTCCTTTAATTTCTTTTGCTTCGTTTCAAAATCTCTCTCAACTTCTTCTTTTGGCCCATAACCTTTAGGAGTTACATCTATCCAGTTTACTTTTTCTTTACCTTTTGCAACACGTGCTGCAACTTCTGGTTTTAAATTTCCGTCTTTATCAAAGAACTTTGCAAGATGGGGTGGGAGTTTAGATGCTTCATCAAGTTCAACTCCACGGGCATATACAACCTTTTCATCCAGTTCCACAGTAAGGGATTCATAATCTCCTTTTTGAAAAATATCATCTACATATTTTTGAGCTTTGCTACCAGAATTGAACTTACCAAGTACTTTACCAGTTTTTCCATCTGTAACTTTATACTTACCTTTTTTCCATCCTTCTTCAACTTCTTCTTTTTTCTTCAACTTTTTTAATTTATCATCTCTTTCTTGTTTTTTAATATCCATCATGGACTGGAATTCCTGCATCTCGACTTCTTCTTTCAATTTTACATAAAATACCCTACCAGGTTTAATTACAGAACCACCAACCTTAGCCGCATGTTTTTCTGCTTGAGTACTATTTGTAAATTTATAAGCTTCCATTCCATATTTTGTTTTTCTAGCAGAAACAACATGACCTGTATTGAGTTTAAAAGACCCCAATTCTGGCTCTTTCTTTTCTTCTAAATCTTTTTCTGCCCATTCTTTATATCCATTAACTTCTTCTTCATATCCCTTACCATATCCACTAGATCCATGTCTTAACTTATCCTGTTTTCCTCCAAAAGCAAAATGTCTCTTTTTCTTCTTTTTTTCATCTTTCATTCTGTCTCTATAAGTACTCGCCTCAGTTTCAAGTTCTTCTTCAGGAATTTCATTCACGATGATTTTGGCTTTTTCTCCCGGTGTGACTTTTTTATATTTTTTGACTAATTTGTCCGTACCTTCTTCACCGGCAAATTCATATAAATTCCATAGTTCAAACCATTCTTCATATTTCCGTCTGTCAATCCCTAACTTTTTAGCTTCATCTTCAAGGTCGTCAATTTCTTGGTCCTTTTCACCACCCGAAGGCTTTTTAGCAAGTTGTTTGGCTTTATTCATAAGATATAACTTATTTGCCAACATAGACGCCTCACTAGTGAAAACAGAAAATGATTTTTTCTCTGATTCATTAATAAGTTGTTTTACTTGCGTATGTGTTTCATCACTATCCGTAAACTTATTAAACTCTTCTTCTAGATAAGCCATATCAGTATGTAACCTTTCATCTGTAGAATTTTCTTTAAGTAATAAAAACAGAGCGGCCGCATAAGTGGCCAATTTAGTAGAACCTCCTGGAACTTTAGCTAATAATTTTTTTAGATTCCACACTAAACTATCAGAAAGAGTATATGATTCCCGTTCACTATGAGTTTCAAGTTCGGCTCTCTTTTTTAAAATTGTACCCTTTTTATCAATAACACCTAACTTGAATGCTGGTGTTTTGTGAAAAGGTGTAATTAATTTTTTGATGAATTGGTATACAAAATATACGTTACCAACTGAGCCAATAATGCTTGCCATTAAATCTTCCTAAGTTTTTCTGCTATATTTGTGTCTATAGAAATATTACTACTAATGATATTCATCTCTCGTACATTTCTTACTATATCTGGCATATAGCCTAGAAAAATAAGGAACGTTTTTAGATAAGACCAGTACTTTTTATCTATCTGAAAGAAAAGTAATTTAGTAGCCGCTGTATGTTCAAAGACATTATAAAAAATTATAATATGGTTCAGAATTAGGCGTTCTTTTAAGTCATCAAATTGTGCATATCGATTAAATAAACGTTTAAGATATTTAATCCTTTTTAAATCATCATTAAATTCAGTTTCATCTATACACTGCAAATTTTCATATGCTTTAGCAGCATATATGTAAAAATTATTTACTGTCAGATTTTCAGTATCGAAGCGCATTTAATACTACTTCTTTTCTGTTGTTTTTTTCTCTTTATCCTTAGAGATTTCCACTACTTCTTCCGACTCTTTTACCTCACCTTTTTCTTCTGCTTGCAATAAAAAATTACAAGTTTGGATGGCTCCAGTCAAAACTTTAAGATTAGTTTCCAAAAGTTCTTTTTCAGTAGTAAGCTGAGAAAGAGCTTGATTAACCTCAATCATTCTCTCTTGAAGTGTATTTTGATCTGTTACAAGTCTATCTCGTTCTATTATAACGATTTCATTTTTCATTTCACATACTCCTATAATAAGTTAATAATTTAATATTATAACACCATTAATGTAATTTGTCAAGGGTCCTATTCATCTTCTATAAACGATTCTCCCGTAAATTCCTCTAATTTACGTATCATTTTTTCCATATTTATTCTCACCTTTTTATTTGTCTTTTTATTGACAGAATAAAATTCCCACTCCCCCTCTGTGTTGTGAGGAGATATCTTTGTTGCAGTTCCACCTGCATCCATTACATACATCTCAGCTGTCCCCGAATCATTTGCTGCATACATATATGCTTGGTCGGCAGGTTGCGTTGATGGAGCTACTCCTTCTTTCATAATAATAACTCTATCTCCATCTCCAATTGCAGGATTTCCGGCACCAACCATTATGGCATGACCATTCACTTTTAACATATCAGCGCTTTCATCCCAATGTAGATATTCGCCTGTAGTATCACCATAAAAAACTACATCATGCCCAGTTCCACTAGCCCCTACTGTAACACTAGCTGAAGCGGCTGTAGAATTAACAACTGAAAAATTATTTCCACAAGAGACAGTTCCATTTAAAGTTGTTGTTCCAGTAGATGTAAGTGAATCTGAAAGGCTGATATCTCCACCCGAAGCATCAATCGTAAGATCACCGCCTGAACTGATAGCAAATGTTGCATAATTTGAACCATCATATGATAATTTTAATTGTGTTCCTGTATCAAGAATTTCTAATGCGGCATCTGGATCGGTTACTCCAATACCCACATTTGCATTTCGCATATAAATGTAATCAGAACTCCCTTCAGAAAAAGTCATCATATCAATGCCACCGGCTTGAATGTTTACCGAATCTGCTGCAAATGCTAAAAATGTATCAGTATCACCATTATGAGATAATCTATCATTAATGGCAACATTTGCATCTAGAACAATATCATCACCAGAAGCTTCTATTGTAACATCCCCCGCGCTACTTACATTCATAGTACCATAATTTGAAGCATCATATGAGACTTTTAATTGACCACCTGTACCAAATATTTCTACAACATGATCTGGATCAGTCACACCAAATCCTGTATTACCTCCACTTGCAAGAATTGCGTAATTAGTATCACCACTGCCCGCTGTAACATCTAATCCTATTGTTTTACTAGTGCCACCAGTTGTTCCTACAACATCTATATCTACACCCGTTGTTGTAACTGTTCCATCGCCGGCTCCATTTACTTCTAAGTCTAATCCAATATTATTAATAACGGCTGTTCCAGAAGCGGCTGATTGATCAAAATCAATAAACATGCCTTTAACAGTATTGGCGCCAACATCTGTAAAATTTTTATCTAAACTAATTCCTGTCGTACCACCTATTGATTGTACTTGAAATGCTGTTGCCCCTAAAGCTGATGCGTGACTTTGATTAATATCTGCCACAACTCTAGCAGTTGCGGAACTTGAATTATCATTTGCGGAGATGAGTTTTCCGGAAGTAAGTGCGTTACCAAATATATATTGAGCCGTACCAGTAGTTAAAGTTGATGTATCAAAATATACAACATTAGTAGTAGTATTTTCTGCATCTATTTCAATAGAATATCCACCAGCAGCGAGATTACTATCGACAAAAAGTCCCCGTCCAGCATCTGCTTGAAGTGTAAGAGCTGTCGCTCCTGTAGCCTCAACAGCATTAACAGATATTTTTGCTACATTTCTAGTACCGGTATTAGTGGAAGTATCATTTAAATCTAATAATGTACCTGTAGTAGTTGCTGTTCCAATAACTTCTAATGCGGTGCCCGTAGTAAGGGCTGTGGCATCTA